CTGAACCGACACGTTCCCATTCGCTCCAATTCTTATAAAATCTTTTTTGGTAGATTACAGTTGAATTGTAAGGTTGGTATTGTATTAAAACAGCATCTCCATTTCTTTTGTACTTTGTTAACCAACCATTGTTATTAGTTCCGCTTGGATTATTCAAAGTAAGAACAACATATCTCGTACCTATTGGTAAAGACATTAATTGTTCGTTGTTATTAAAATCTATTTGTAGGTTGGCATCATAAAAATTAGTTCCATCATCATTAGTGAGTTTGTACTTTTGCCAATTAGCATCTGTAAACTTTTGTTCAACAAACGCTGGTGTTGTAAAACCGTCATTATCTAACAATTCTTTAAAAGAGCTAACTTTTCCATCGATTGTGGTATTAGCATCGTTAACATTGCTTGTGAATTGTTCCAAATTACTGTCGTATAGATTTTTGAAATTATCGTAAGCTAAATCATAATCCGTCTTGATAGCGTCACGTTTAGAGTCTATTTGTCTTAAAGCTTCTTCTCTCTCTAACTCAATACTTTGGTTAGACGACATTAATGCGTCTGTAATTGAAACAATAGCGTCTGCTTGAGCTTTGTTTATCTTAATTAGATAATCTTCAGCTGTTTGTCTTATAGTTTCAATCAACGTTTGTGTATCGCCTATATCTTGCTTAAGTTGTTGCACTTTCTTTTCTAATTCCGAACGCAATTCATCAAACATTCGAATATAAGATACTTTGATATCACTTTCGATTTGATTGATAAGACTGTCGCGTACCGTGAATTTAAAAGTGCCTAACACAACAGTGTCGTCTTTTCCTACGTTGTTTACATCGTTGAGTGATAAGTAAATTTCACCCAACACTTCAGAATCGACAACGTTTTTCAGAAACCATTGAGGTACCGTAACACCTATTAATCCTTTCATTGGATCAATGAATTCTACGTCTAATACACCTGATGTACTAGGTCGTTTTTCTTCTGTTCCGTTCGCAGCTTTAAAGAAAGCATAACCTTTAACATTCTTATCGCTGATTAACAAAGGTTTGTTGTCTTTTTGTACTACAAATTGAAATTTAGCAGTGTTTTTATCGAGATTATAAAAACCGATACCTCTATTAGATATCGGTTGTAAATATGGTTCTTCGTTTAAATCAAGTTTACCTACTTTTTCTAATTCCATTATTTAGCACCCCACAATACTAATGCTATTGCACATCCACGTTCTTCAGTGTATTCAGAAGTTATTTTCATGACACGACCTTTACCATTCACATTATCTTTATATCCTACACCTGCTCTACCGTTGATATAGTCGCCTGGTATAACGTCTTTTTCAATGTTCGTGTAGATTTGACCTAATAATCCGACTACATTCCATTCAGGTCGTTCTGAACGTGATTGATAATCGATTTTGTCGTTATATTCAGGGTTTTCTACTGGTATGTCACGCCATTCGAAAGAAACATTTCCTTCATCGTCTACAAATTCAACTTGTTTTCTGTTTGTAATCGTTACTCCATACTCATTTTTTAAAAATCTATCTTTATGGTGGAATGTTTTTTCATTTGCTACCAATGCAGCAGTTCCAGATATAACGCCAATTGGTGTGTCATTAGGTTGCGCTTTTCTTATCTTATCGCCGTCTAATGTAACGATAGTTCCTAAATCGATTGCTAATCCATTTTGTGACTCAAATAACTCTGCGATATCGGCACTATCTTGTTTAAGTTGACCGGCTAAAGTTAAGTTTCCTGAATAAGTGCTTAAATCAAATTTAATGTTAGATGTAGAAGCATTACCACTAGAACCATATCCAGCGACAACATGATAGTTACCAGGTGACTTAACACGATTACTATTAAGAATTAATTGTGTGTGTCCTGACTTGTCTGTTTCTGAATTTAACGAGTTGATAATACCACTACGTGATCCATAAGATTTGGAGTTAGCACCAGAACCTAATACAAAGCTACGATTACTGTATGCTTTCGAACCACCTGTTGACGCAATAACTGCACTAGCATTAGCTACGCCTGCACTTCCTGTAGACGCTATACTAGCACCACCTTTTCCAACTGTAGGAGGTGTGTCGTATTTTTCGCCGGCTATCCATGCAGGTGTTGAATAATTGTTTGCTGTGATACCACTAATCATAGCGTGGTTATTTGTCAAACGTAATCCTATGCCCGAACCATTACCGTGTAAGTTACAATTAGTTATTTTAGTATCGTATATTTTACTTCCAACACCGATACCGATATTGTTAGATGAATTCCAAATATTGATATTGTTTAAAATAACTCTTGAAGGTCTATTATCTCCGCCAAATAATCTAATATCTACTTCTGCATTTTTAAAGTTACGCACATTAATATTATTAAGCGAGATGTTTTCGGACATGAATTGGATGGCTATTGCTGGTTGTTTTTTATCTAGTTTTCCACCTTCTAATTTTCCGAAATCATCATCACCAATTGCAGTGAAATTATTGACTGATACATTTTTATAAGCACTGATTAATAATGCTCTAGGTGTTGAGCCTGGATACACACCATTGTATTTAGGGTTTAAAGCTAAGCAATTATTTAGCACCACGTCATAAGCAGTCAAACTTTTATTGTCCGTTTTAGCTCTATGATGACCGATGTGTCGAATGTTGTAAGCTCTTGTATCTTCGATTGATACGTGACCGTTAACGAACACACCACTTGCAGCACTTGCATTACTGTGTGCTTTGATTTCTAAACCACCGAAGTTACCTTTGGTTCTGTTGTTTGATAAGAACACATATTGTGAGCCATCGTCAATTTCTACACCGTTGTTATTACTTCCACCTGTTGGTGTATGTGCATAACAATTAGAAATTGTAATGTAACGAGAGTGATGGGTAGTGATACCATCATCTCCGCAACCATATACCTCACAATTATCAATATGAATATGCTTACTTTCTAATGCGTAAGGCACTCTGTTTCCATCGCCTTCGTAGTAATAATTGTCATTTGCATATGTTACATCGATACAGTGTAGTAAAGCGTCATATGATTTAACGTTATAGATATATCCATTAGTTACACCCGCAAATCTAATGTTAGATGAACGAGAACCACCGGTAGCTTTAAGTGTTTTATTTTGTCTAAACTTATTCCCGTTGAACGAAAAACTTTCTAATGAAATGTTTTCAGCTCCACCACTCATTTTTAAGTTAGTGATACCAATATTTTCTGCAGGTGTTTCGTCCATAAACTTAATTGTAGTAATGTCTTTACCTTGTCCTACCAAACGAGAGTTGTTAGGCATTTTAATACCTGTTGTAAGGTAAGTACCACCACTCATAGTTACCTGTACATTGCCGTTACCTAATGCGTCTTGGAAAGCTTTCGTACTGTCCTTTTGACCTGTAGGATCTCCGCCAAAGTCATCAACGTTAACAATACGTTGTATTTTCTTAGTTAAGTCGGCTCTTAGTTCTTCTCTAGCGTTACTTTCTCTTAAAAAGTCGTGATATAGACGTTGGTGTAAAGAATCGAAACTTTGAGCGTCCATTGATGTGTGACTAGCTTTTAATTCGTTATTGCCATCACCGTTATGACCTAACACAAGATGTTCAATAAGTTCATCTTGATAATTTTCATGATTAGATAATACGACATCTTTACCTTTTGTAGTTTTGTGTTTGATTTGATCAGTTGTATGCGCATTTTTTTGAGTGGTTAAATGCTCGTTAAAGCTATCATCACTTTTATTAGTCCAGTATTTTATTTGTTCGAAGTTATTCTCAAGTTGACTTACAAACTTTTGACTAAAGTACGAGTGAAGTTTCGTAATTAAGTTATCTAATTTCAAATTTTTTGACCTCCTTAGCCATAAAAACCATAAAAGTTTTTAATCAATTCGTACATAATGACCTCGTGCCCTTTTTCATTAGGGTGTACCCCGTCAGGCATACTCGATTTTCTGTACGAAGGTATATTGGGTTTGAATTGTGTTGAATGATAAGCGTCATAAACAGGTATATCCAGTTCGTTACAAGCGTCTATTTGAACATCTACATAATCAGCTAAAGTGTGACCTAAATCGTTCTTAGTAGTGTCTTTTCTTACGGTTTTGCCGTCTTTTATATAACATTGTTTAGTAGGTGTCATAACAATTATTTTAGAGTTAGGGTTATTACTCTTGATTTTAGTGATAGCACTATAAAAGGCACCGTAAAACGTTTTAGTATCCGTTTTATCAGTGCCTATATTAATATCATTAGTCCAATCATCATCTGTACCTTGCACAATGATTAAATCAGATTTAATTTTGGTCGCTTGTTCATAAATGCTATTATCTTTGTTTGTGCTCATTGTCGCACCACTAACAGCTAAGTTTGTTGATTTAGCCTTTATCTTCTTAGCTAACATTTGAGTAAAGTTAGTTTTAGCACCAGTACCTTTAGCGACAGAATCTCCAATAGTACCTATTGTTTTAACTTTCCTAATCTTAGACTTAGGTGTAAAGTCGTGAACAATAGTACCGTTTGCAGTTGTAACACTCTTAGCATGCGCGCTTTCTAATCTTCTTTTTATTTCATCGGTTTTCTTCTGCAAATCTTGTGCAGTCTTAGTATTTGCGTTGTTTTGAGCTTGAATCATCCTTAAGTCTTTAGCTGGATCAGATTTGTTAGACTTAATAGCTTTAACATAATTTGCAGCAGTATTTACTGCTTTCATATATCTATCTTGTAATCTGAATTCCCCAAGTACTACGTCTTGTTTTATAATCTTGTTGTTAATATCTCGTTGTGTAGTGATTTCGATAATTCTAACAAACTCATTTAAACCTATTAAATCATCAATTACATTCACAATATCCCCAACTCTAGGCACTGCTTCTTTAAAATGTTTTTGCAAAGAAATGAAATCTAGTGTTACAGATGTTTTTAAACTTTCTTGTATAACTAACTCCATAGATTTTTTCAGTGTATCCCCTGTAGTTATGCGTCCATCTATAACAGGTGGTGCATGGCGTTTGCCTATTAAGTCAGCTAAGGGGTGTGTATACTCATATTGCAAGCTAGCTTCGTTGAAAGTTTGTTGCTCATCAAAGCCACCATACCCTCTAATGTATGTGTAACATTTAGAAGCATCTTCTTGAACTTTTACATTATTAGCATTGACACCTGCTTTAATGTAATAGTTAGCTTTTCTTTGAACAATATCATATAAATGAAACGTCTTTGTTTTGGCGTTATATTCATATTCTAAGTTATATCTTTCCAAACCTTTTTTGAATAATTCTAAATTAGTGTCGTGGTTACCTAGATTTTCAAACCTAGAAGATGAAACCTTAGCGTGTAATTCGTACTTATATCCAGTATCTTTAAAAACTAAATCAAAGTAGCTTTTTCCTGTAAAACTACCATTATATACTTCGTACACCCTTAAATTGTTTAGGTCGTCTAATTCAACAGGACGCGCTTTGATTGTTAACTTTTCCTTTTGACCTACAGTTGTTTTGTCTAACATAACGATACGGTATTCGTTTAGGTCATCAGCACCACCAACACCTGTAATCGTCCACATTTTAGTAATAGCCCCTATAGCGTCAAATGTAGCTTTGTTTTCTACCATTTCTATTTCTAAGGAGCCATCTTCATTTAATTTCTCGTTTAATTTTGTTTCTACAGGTAGGGATTGCCCAATGCCCTGTAACGTTTTTAATAATATTGGCAATTAAGCAACCTCCTTACAAGTAATATCTTTTATGTTTAAACGTAATTTTTTGAAGTTTCTTAGTAGTATGGAAGGTATTCCAACCAGGCATTAATACAGGTTGTTGTTTTGTCTTGTTGTAATCATCAATGCGTAAGTTATTACGATATACATGAATGCCGTCAAATTTGATAACATCACCGGCTCTCAATTCTAATCCACTTATTTTCATAATGTCACTATGTGTCATATAGAAGTTAAAACCATCGCTATCATTTTTACTGACATTTTCTCCAAGTGTCATTTCTACAACACTATCTTGGTTAAATTGGTTAATTTCAGCTGTACCACCGTAATATACATCGCCCACTTTAGTGTCATAGAATGTGTATCTACGTTCTTTATGAGATGTGTTGAACGGGTTTTTGTCTGGAATACCCCATTTATTCAAATTACCACTCTCTTTTTCTAAATCTGTACTATACCCAATACTCTCAAAGTATGGTAATTCAATCGTTTCGAAATCTAGTGTGAATTCACCTGACGTTTTAGTAGTATCGAATGACACTTCATTAACTAAGCCAACAAGTATCTGCCTACCGTCTACATATTCAAGTTCAAACTTTTGTTCTTTAGGTTGAAAGATATTTTCGAACAATATCTCGTTTTCTGGAGAAGCTAATTCTCTTAAATAGAATTCCCCCCTAAGCATAGCTTGTATATCTGATTTTAGATGAGAAGCATAAGCTATCTTTTCTACATCGTACCTAACCGTCATAGATATACTTTTCTTTTCTTCTTTAGTAGCATTATGAAATCTACCGTTAACACGATCAATTTCATCAAACTTTCGGTCATAGCCTGCACCTTTAACATCGTAAGAAACAACTCTCAACGCAGTACCAGTAAAGCGATTGTTACTAATACGCAAACGTTCTTTATTTTTGTATACCTCAACATCATGTAATATCAATTAACAATCACTCCTTTAAAATAATCCGAAACTTGCGTCTTTTGAGTTGGAATCTTCAATGTAAGATTTAATAGCCGGTATATCTGACTCATTGCGAACAGTCACGTTGACGATAGGTTTATTGTTCTCTTGCATGCTATGGCGTACGTCTTTACTCATATGTGCGTTCACATCGCTATTTAATCCACCTGTTAAGTCTGATGTTAAATCAGTGTTTAAATCAGGGCTAAATGCGTTAGTTACATCTTTCGCTAAACGACGACTGGCATTAATAGCACTATTGCTTTGTTCCATAATACCAATACCTAAACCTTGAGAAATATATCCACCTATACCTCTGAACACACGTGAAGGTGAGTGAATACCTAGTACGTTTTTAGCTGCACTAACTGCTTTTTTAGCGATGTTTGCAGCAGCATTTATAACTCTACTTGCACCATTTGCAATACCTTTTGCAATCCCCGACGCAATATGCAATCCTGCAGATACCATTTGTCCGAAGAAACTTCTGACTTTGGAAACAGCTCTACCCATACCAGAAGCCACTTGAGATACAACTCTAACAAAACCACTAACCACGCCTTGAACAAATCTACTCATCGCAGAAATGATACTTGAAACCCAACGAGCACCACCAGAAATGATGCGACTTAATGCTTGCATCATTTTTTGAGCAACAGTTGAAACTACACGTGAAAACCAACTTGATACTGTATTCCATATTCTAGTAACTGCACCTGAAATCGCAGACCAAATTTGGTTCCAACTTGTAATATTAGTACCAAGTATTCTGTTCAAAACATTGAATATGAAGTTAGAAATTTGGCCCCAAATTGACAATATGGTATTCCAAATCGTAGTCATTACATTAGAAATCGTAGTTTGTAAAGTTTGCCAAGCGCCAGAAAAATCTCCGGTAAGGAGCTGTATTAATGCAGTAAACAAACCGAAAATCAATTGCGTAGCAGCTTGTAGTATTCCACCTATCGCAGTGAATACTACTGAAATCACAGTCCAAAGAGATTGGAAAGCAGTTACTAAACCATTGATGAGGCTGATGAATAAGAAGCCGAGAACTTGGTTTGCAACTTGTCCTAACATTTGTAAGATAGGCATAATTGGTTGGAGCGTTTGTTCGATAGACGCTCTGAACTGATTAAACCAGTTAATCACTGTTTTTACAGCGTTCATTATCGTATCTTTAATTGTGTTCCAAGCTTCAACACAAGTTTTTCTGAAATTCTCGTTCGTTTTCCATAACCAAACAATAATACCTATTAAAGCAACGATAACGCCTATGATAGCCAATACAGGCCATGAAATCGCGCCTATAGCTACACCCAATGTTTGGAAAGCACCACTTAACATAGGTAAGATACGCATAATTGTACTAATAGGGCTCATAAGGAGCCTGAAAGCTATTTTTACTAAGTTTAATGCACTTCTAAGTATTTGAGTGTTTCTAGCAAAAGCTAACATTTTACCGATAGCTTGGATTAAACCTACACCGAACACATTAGATAGCACTGTACTTACTGCGATGATTGGTGCTAGTAAAGCCCACAACATACCACCGAGTATCATACCTATACCAACCATTCGAGCTATAGCTGGGTGTGTTTCAAACAACTTAGCTATGAAACCAGCTAATGCCGTTACTACTTTTAATATCACGCTTGCTATTGGTGCCATTGCAGTGCCGAATGCAACCAAAACTCTTACGATATTACCGATTAGATCCATAATGACTGGGCCATTCTCTTGTACATACTGAACAAACTTTTTAAACCCTTCAGATTTACCAACTTGTTCAGACCATTCTCTAAACTTAGCAGTCATTTTAACTAGCCAATCAAAGATATTAGAACTGTTTTGAGCGAACGCTTTCATCAAGTTACCAATACCCATGAATACATTGCCAAATATTTGACCTATTTTAGGTAAATTAGTTTTAGTGTATTCAATAAACGACTTAATAGCGTTCTGACCTGCTACACTGTTAGCCCAGTTTTGGAACTTTTTACCTAGATTATCTAAGCCTTTAGCAGTCCATAAGAATAGTGGACCTAATTGAGTGAATACATTAATAAGTCCGTCACCAAAACGTCCTGCAGCACTTAATAATGTGTTGAATGTCTTAACACCTGTTGTATTCATCATGTTAAAGAACTTGCTAGCAGTTTGGCTGTTTTGAGCCCATTTTAAGACACTCTGTGAAGCTTGTTCCATTCCTTTAGAGATACCTGCTAAGAATGGTTTCATGCGTCCTAAAGCTACGTTAACAGTGTCTAAAGCGTTAGATAACGTATTGAATATTTGAGATTGATTTTGCTTGATAATACCTTCCCAAGTTGATTTAACTTGTTCTAAAGACGCTTGGTATCTTCTTGTTTGCGCAGTAGCTTGTAATGTTCCGTCATTCAACATTTTAATTGCACTTACTGCCATAGTGCCAAATGCAAACGCACCACTTGCAGCAATACCAAATGCACCAGCTACACCTAATGCACCACCAGCAACTACACCTAATGCGTTAGCTACTGCCATGATGGCGGGTACTAAACCAGCTATAATAGGAATAAGACCTTGAAAACTAGCGATTAGCACACCTTTGATTTGTTGTCCAAACACAGTACCAAATGTACGAATACGAGTAGCTAATCTATCCATTTTGTCGCCGTATTCATCTAAAGACTGACTTAAAGCTCTAGTTAATACTTGAGCTCTTGTCATCCCTCTTGTATCAAAGTTAACTTTTACTGTTTTATCATGTAAGGTTGCAAGCATAGCTTTAGCACCTAATACTGAACGTTTTAAGGGGTTGTTGTTACCTTTAATATCTACTTCTTTATCTCTTAATTGCTGTAATTTCTCTTTAACTACTGCAATTGCTCGTTTAACAGGGTTAGCATTTCCGTCTATATCAACGGTATGTTCTCGCCAACGTTGAGCCATTGCTTTTGCAGTGTTTAAGGCTCGTTTAAACTTACTGATATTCGCATCGACTTGTGTTTCAATCTCGTCAGGTATTTCAGTTTTAGCCATACGTTGAGCTTTTCTGATATTCCGTTGGAAATCTGTAATGATCGCCGATATACGAGCCATAAAGTTTTTATTCATGGCTAACCTCCTTTTTGACTAGTATTGCGTAATGAATTCATAAAGCGTCGTGTACCTTGTTTCTGAACATTTCTAATGCGTTTGTTATGTGCTAACTTACGTTCTTTCATACGTTCGTATTCTTCTGACTGTCCACGTACTTCGTATCTTGCACGCTCTAACTGCTTCTGTAATCGTTTAAGTGATTTACCAGCTTGCACAAGACCGTTAGCTTGAGCACCAAATAATAAAGTTTCTTGTTCATCAAGTAACGCCAATCTACGACCTACAACCCAGTCTTTCCATTCATTAGGCGTCAAACTCATTAATTCATCATAAGGAAGATAGCCTATGTATTGACTGGTTATCTGCCGTATTTCTGAATAATCTAGTAAGGTAGCTCGCCCATGATTTCTTTGTAATTGTTCTTCATGAACTCGATACCGTTCTTCGTAGACTCTTTCTCTTCTTCTTTGACCATAGATGGAGCCGAGTTCATTTGTGTCCAGAATAGACGTGATTTCTGTTTGAAAAAACCACTATGATTTAAAACTTGCAATGCACCTTGTAATAATTCGATAGAGTCTTGTTTTTCTTCGATAATATCCATTAGTGTTTGTTCGATATCTTCACGTTTAGGTGCGTTCTTACCTAGATAAGCTGTTGCACATTCCCAAAAATCAGCAATTGCAATTGGATCACGTTCTAAAATGCCATTATAAATAGCATTAAAACCAGACACTTTAGTTGTTTTACCATTTTCGTCTTGCTCGTCCTTAGCAAATTTCTTAGCAGTTTTATCAAATAAGAAAGTAGCTTTTGCCTCTACTTCTTCTCCGTTGAACTCTAATGTAGTAATAGGATTGATTGTATTTTCAGTCATTCTTTAACCTCTTTCTGTTATTTTGTACAAAAAAATAGAGGGCTTAATGCCCTCGTAAAACTTATGCACCAGCACTAGGTGTACGGTTTTCGTATGAGTCTGTATAAGCTCCCATATCTTCCCATTCAACTGTAGGAGCAGCAGCACTAGGGTTGAGCCATTCTGGTGGTAATGAATCAACAGAACCGTCTGCACTGTTAAATTTAACTTTTGCAGTGATTTCGATTTTGTCATCCTCATCATCAAATGACCATTCGTGCTCTTCTACAATTACATAAGCGAAAGTACCGTGATGTTTACCGTCACGTTTCTTAACTTCCCAAATCCATAAACGTAACTGCTTGAAGTTTTTAACTGACTCTTTTAAAGCTTCTTGACCTTTGTCGCCAGGAACACGGTCAACAGTTAACTTGATTTCTTCTTCTACAGAGTTACGACCGTAGTCTTTTTTGCCACCTGTAATCATTTCAGCTAAATCATTACTGATTGTGTGTCCACCTTCAGCTAAACTAGCTAACAGAATAGCATCTTCTTCTTTTAACTGACTCGCTAAAACTTTGTCAGCAATTTGTAACGCTGCAATGTATTTATTCTGCGCCATTCGTTACACTCCTTTGTAAAGTATTGTGTCTGTATTTAAAAATAAGCCGAATGATACCGTGCTTTGTGTACTGATCAATATCAGTTATCACTTCTTGTGTATCAATTCGACTTTTAATAAATGAGTAGTTATTTATTTCTATTTCAGAGTTAAGTACAAAACCTAAGTATTGGATGATTTGTGAGGCTTCATCTCTATTTCTAGCTTGGCTATAAACATGCAATGTAACGCCTACATCTTCAAACATACTTGTCGTTGTCTCTTTGTTAGTGACGTTTGTTTCACCCACAACGATATATGGGTAAACAGCGTCTTTTTGAACGCAATCAAAAACCCTACCACCAAGCTGTTTTTTGATGATAGGGTTGCTTTTTAATTTGTTATATATCTTGTTAAACAGATACCGTTCTACTGATACCCACATATCTTAACCACCTTATGAAAAATACTTATTGAAAAACGCTCTACCTTCATCGATTGCAGGTTCCCAAAAAGGCTGTGCATGTTGCCCTTTAGTTGTGTGCCAATGTCCGTCTGCGTCTTTGTAACGCCACGGGATATTCTTTGCACGACTACCACCCGGACCGACTGCGTATATCCCTGTACCGTAGTTGACGTAAACTGCGTACTCACTGACGATATTAATAACGCCTGTTAATCCGCCCTTCTTAAAGTCCATAGAAACACTTTCTCTAAGATAACCGGTATCAACGGGCATGTTACTAACTATTGAATTGTGAATAATTGTTGTTGTCTTGGCTATACCTTTTTTAGCCCATCTAATCGTTTCTTTTTCAAACTCCTCAAGTTCCTTAACTAAATCCCAATTTCCGTATTTAACCTTAGCCAACAGGACATTCTCTCAATCTTGTTAAGTTGATTTCTTGTTGTCCGCCTTGGTCGACAGGTTCTCCTACTACTTCGTAAGTTTTACCGTTGTATTTGAATAAGTTTTTGTTAGTTATTGGCAGGCTGTACGGCGTATATAGGTTTCTGTCGTATGATTGGTTCATTTGATGAAACTTGAGTTGTTCAGATGAAGTGGGAGTATCCATAAAGCCTTGTATTGTTTTTTCACTCTTAAAGCGCTCTTGTTCACGTGGATACTCTCCTACAACTTCTCTTGAGCCTAATTCGATTGTATGAGGAAACTCATTGTATGGGTTAAACATGATAACCACTCCAACGTAAGCGTCTAAATGGTTTTAGATAACCGTATGTTTCCTTAGGTAGATCAGTAACGAAAGTGTAGCTCACAGTACCCATAGTACGTGAAGAAATATTGCTAGTCGTACCTTGTTTAATACAGTTAGCAATGAATTTCTCTACATTACTAGGTAATGACTGTCTATTGAATGTTTGATTACAATATTCTTCAGCTACATTCAGATACTTTTCAATAAGTAATTCGATTGTTTCGTCATTTGAAGTATCATCGAGTGAAAGATTATTTAATAATTTAACGTCTTGTGCGTTCATTACTTAACACTTCCTAATGCTTCAACGAGTTCATCTTTTTTCATACTAGAAAATCCCTCTATTTCACGTTCTTTAGCGAGTTCTCTTAATTCTGATACTTTCATACCTTTTAAGTCTTTATCGCTCTCTACACGCTCAATAAGGGGCTTGTTTTGACGGTTTTCTTTTGTGGATAGTTCAGTTAATCGCTCATCACTTACATTTAAACCTTTACGAGGGAACGTGTCTCCAACGTTATACTCGTAGTTGTCATCTTGTAAGTCTGTGAAATACACGATTACCTTATACATACGTCACTACCTCCTTTTATGCACCTGAGTCTGTAGTTCCTGCGCCTTTAGTTACCTTAACTGCTTTAGATTCGTCATATAAGTATGCTACATAGTGTTTATCACTGTATAAAGCAGTTGTCTTAGTTGAAGGATCACGGTCAGTTTCTAAGAAGAAATCACGTTTAGTGATAAGTTTAACTGCACCACGTTTAGCTAAAATAGCTTCGCCCTCATCTAATTTCTTAGAACGTACAATTACTGCACCTAAAGCTTCACCAAATGCACCTTTAACGATAATGTTATCGCCTAATTCAGTAGCTCGAGTGAAGTTATCTGAAGCACTAGAGCGCAACTTACCAGCGTCTTTAGGATTAATGAATAATACCATTGGTTCTAAATCTTCATCGTCAAATGTATCAATAGCAGCTTCTAAACCTGCTAATGTGCCGATGTCTGCACTTACAGTTAATTTCGTACCTCGTAAAGCTTCTAATACGTCATTATCTACTTTGTTAGCAATAGCTAAACCGTGTTGACGTACTGCTTCGCCTTGTGGGTCTCCATAACCAGACAATAAAGCTTCGTCAGTAATATCAGTACCTTTACCGATTTTATGAATTTTAGCTTCACGTCTGTTAGTTTCAATTTTGTCTACAGGAATTTTTTGTCCTTCAGGTACTACTGTAGCGTCACCACTATAAACAAATGCAGGGAAAGTTAAAGTGTCACCTGGTTGTCCTACTAATGTACTGTCGATGTCCGCAAATTGCGCAAATCTTAATTTCTTATCTAATTCTGCTTGCATCATAGGTGCTAATACTTCTGGAACGATTTGTGTACTTTTAGTTGTTGTTCCTTGTGCCATATGTTATTACCTCTTTTCTAATTGTTTATTAGAGCGTCGTATGTTTTTCTATCATTCATAAATAGATCAGTTCTTTCATCTACGCTCATATTGTTGAACTGTTCTTGTGTTATTCCGCCAGCAACGCTTTTTCCGTCATTCGGCGTACGTCCGCTTGGTTTAGATTGTTCAAACAAATGCTCATTCTCTTTTTTGAACTCACTCATGTAATCATCTAATCCTTTGACATTTCCGTTGTCATCAACTTCTAAATTATCTTTATCAATTAGTTTGATTACTTGTTCAGGTTTAATCGCTTTTTCTTTAGCTAAAGATACTTCGATAGCTTTATTTAACTGAACGTCTTTGAGTTTTTGATCGTAGTTAGCGTTTTGTTCTTTATATTTTTCTAACTCTTGTTTAAGTTCATCGTTATCACCAACATTATTTTTGAGTTCTTCAATTTGATTATCACGATTTTTAATTTCTTCGTTAGCAGTGTCTAATTGTTCTTTTAGTGAATCAACTTTCTCTGCCTTCTCTTTATATGATTGCAAACCTTCATGATGTTCGTCGATAATCTTTTGAATAGCATCTTCTTCGACACCTAAACCACGTAAAAATTCTCTTTTCATTATTACTACTCCTCACATTTTTTATTACGGTGGTCTTATCCACCATGAGTTTGCACCTTTTAACGCCTTGAGCATTTTTGGGCATAAAAAATAGCCAACACATTTTAGTGTTAGCTAGAATAAGTTAAAATTTGCATTTTCAGCATTACTTTTATTAATGTGATTTTTAATTTGTTCTGTGTTAGCTTCGTTGCTTATTCCTACCTTTACAACTGATCTATCGTTCTTTAATCGGTTAATTTCTTCATATAGTTGTTTGATACGCTCTAATTTCTCAATTGCTTCATCAGCGTCAATATTAACCTTTACGTTAAACTCCATCTAAACACCTTCTTTATACTTTCTTCTTTCTTCACTACCGTCTGAGTGAATAACAAGAATGTAATCTTTTAAGAAATATAACTTAATTAAATTATCTTCGCTCATAATCAGACACTACCTTTCCGTTTATTCTTCTCCCACTCTCTATAGTTAGTGAAAGGTATTACGCCATCTTCTTTAGTTCTCATCGTTGTAGGTAATTCATCTTCGTCTATGTAATAAAGAAGCTTACAACGACAATTGATGTTCTCTTTTGCACTAGCTACACCTACAAATAACTTAGGTGCAGGACCTACACAACCACTAGAATGAAAGTTATCTTCAATATCGACTGAAGTGCCGTCTAAGTGTCTATGTGTATCACGTGTGCGTGTGTCTTTAGTAGCATACCAACGTTTCTTCATATCGAGTCCATTATCTTTAGCTACCATTGCGCTATCTAATCCAGCTTGTGACAATGCACGCCCTGTTTCTGTTCTAGCTACACGCACTGATTGAGCTTTTGACATACCTAAATCATTTCTTAATGCTTTAGCTATCTTAGAATATCCCTCACCACTCATAATGCCTTGTGTTATGTGTGTACGAATACGTTTTAATGTATCGTCACGATGTTTCTGCAGTGTAGGTACTAACTTAATAAACTCAATAGGTTGTTCAATTGCCGTCTGTATTGTCTGCGAAGTAGGTATATCAAAGTTCATAGACGTTTGACTTGCTACTTCATACAAAAATAGGCTCATCATGTACTTTTCGATATAGACGTTCTGTTGTGATTGTTTGATAGCCTTAGCGACTTCTCTGTAGTCTTGAGATAACATCTGTCCTATACGATTAAGTTCTTTGTTGAGCCTGTTGTATTTATTAAATTCAGTCCATGTGACTTTCGGTTCATCTCTATCGTACTTTTCGTACATATTCGCAATAATCTGTTTGATTTCTTTCAAACGTTTAGCAAATAGTATTTCGATTTCTTTCTCTGCTTGATTAACCAGTTTGTCGATGTAGTTATCTATGTCATTCTGATTGGTTATCTTCGGATTGTCTTTGTTGTTCGTCATTCAATCCCTCCTCAATGTCAGGGAGTTGTTGATTGAGTTCTATGTTTTCTTGCTCTATTCTTTCCATTTCAGCTACAGGATCTTGTACCCACGAATGATTACCAAGAATAGTTTCTTTAGATAATAACCCTGTAGAATTCATAGCGATTTGAGAGTTTTCTAACTCATTAACCATTACATTGAAGTTGAATGTAATCTCGATGTCTTGCACTCTCACATCTAATCTGTAGAAGTCGATAATGTACTGCAATAGCTCTTGTAATGCAGTAAGTGTTTTGTTCTTCAATTTATTAGCTTTTAAGTCTAAGTTACTGTACATAAATTTAAGTGCAATACCACTTGGGCTATTACCAAACTTATCTTGTTGGAAGTCTACACCTTGTCCAAACTCTATAATGTAATCACGTAACATCTTCGTGTATTCCTTAACAGAGTCAATAGGCACTTCTACTTTGATAGTATCTACACCGGAGCCACTTTCCCCTGCAACACTAATCGCTTTATAGTATTTAAGGTTATGCATGAAATCTTTCATATCTTCGCCTTCATAACCTTTTAAGATATAGATTAACTCTACTGATTCGTCAAAAGTGTTTTGTGTATCTGATAATCGCTTATCTAACGCATCTATGATTGTCTTATACATGAATAAGTCAGATACTTCTTGCGGGTTGTTCTTGAACGGAATAAAAGGAACACGTCCCCAACTCATCAATTTATTACCTTGATAATAATGAGGTTGTATATGATCTTCACTACGGTAGAAATCAGGGATAAGTTGTCCTTCTTTCAACTCATAGAATGTCACATCATCTTTAGTCCAATACTCAACGCGTTCTGCTCCGTCTAATTCATATACACGGATAAACGCTTGCAGTTCATCTCTTTCTTTATTAGTCCAAATAGGTACAGCTTGTTCTGCAGGTACACGAAACGTTTTAAACTCTCCCTCTTCATCTACATAAGGTTGAACCCATTCGATACCTTTATTACTTGCAGCAGTTAATATATCCACTAATTTGTCATCCCACTTGTGATTAAGTGTATGTTGTATTTGCTTTAATGCTTTGTCGTTATCTACACCAAATGTCACTGGATTAGCTACTGCATAAGCTACTTTCTGGTCTACTAAGTTTTGATGATAGTTTGTGTACATGCGCCAGTCTGGTTTAGTTTCGTCATAGTCGCCGTTCACATCTCTTTTGGGAGGAGCGTCTAGTATATCCGGATGATGATTATAATATCTTTCGCCCATTGTAATATTGTCTATATTCTCTTTATGCTCTCTAACTAAGCGCAATATCATTTCTTCTTGCGTTTCGTACTTCGGTTTGATTTGTTCTACCACTTGTTCGTGATATGGTTTGTCCCATGGCCAGTTAATGCTAATCACCTCGTTTACGTAAGTATGCTAAGTTTATTCTGCCTCATGTCACGCTCTAGGGCGTATCTAGTGGCGTCAATTGTATGGTCGTTTTTATCTTCTAATTTAGGAATAATATCTCCATCTTTATCAGTTTGATAATCTATGTTTTCAAATTCCCTTGCGATATTCGGTGTACGTTTTGGATCTATTATGATAGCTTCTAAATCAGATAACCATTGTTCACCATATTCTCTGCTATCAGGCCCTTTTTTAACCGGTCTTACTTTTTTCATGCCATGTTCTCGCTTTAATTCAGCTATTGATTTAGGTTCGGCATGGTCAGCGTAAATGTCGTCTGACTGATATTTTCTTTTCCACATTTCGTTTGCATATTGCCTATTACTAATCTGAACACCGTAATATTCATCGATAGCGTAAATAACCCGTTTCTTTTTATCATAATGCCAACGGACAAACGCTAACGGATCGTCAGCATATCCAAAGTCAAGGCCATTCCTTATGTTGTCAAAACCATCAATCATTTCTTGGGGTATCGTTTCTATTTGTAAGTTATTAAACGGTACAACGCCACTACCAATCGCTTCACCCATATATTCCCAACGATAACGTTGTTCGTTACGTTCTTTCGCACTCTCTGCCTCTTGTATAAACTGTTTAGAAATAAAAGGGTTATCTAAGTACGTTGAATGGTGTACGAATGTGTTATCCGGTTGGAATGAGGTTTCGTATTTTTTGTTAACCCACGATTGTTTTCTCTTAGGAGGGTTGTAACTAAAGAAAAACTTGTAAAATAATCCGTCATCTAATTCACCACGTAACATAGAGTTAGTAATTGTAGTGACTTCATCCTCTGTCTTAAATTCTGCTAACTCCTCTATCCACATGATAGAAAAAGGGAACCGACTATCTTTTAACGACTTTAATCGTTCGGGGTTCTGTGCCCCTCTAAAGATAATTCGATTCCCTCTAGGTACGTATGTAATTTCCATTGGCGACACTTTAACTTTGAACAGGTGTGACACCTTTTGTTCTTCTATCGCCCACTTGATTTGCTCAAATACTGATGTAGCTAATGTGTTGTCTGTCTTACGTACTACAACTGCATTCATAGGATAACGCATGATTAACTGTGTAATGATTATAGATATATCAGACGACTTACCACTACCACGTCCACCTTTAGCTACTATGTTCAACTTCTCTCTATCTTTAGTCGCTTTCCATAAGCTATGAAAGTGTTTAGGTAACAGTTCAGATAATTTAATTGATATCATCATCGAAATGCACCATCGCAGTCGTTTCTATTTGTTGTTTATCTGTCCACATCATATATCGCTTACCTAATAATTCTGCAGCTTTAGTTCTAGCGTTAGTATCTGACCTTTTTTCTAGTTCTTCTACTTCCATTTCGCCTCTGCCAACTTGAATAGGTATCAACTCTTGGTCTGTTACCTCCCCACGTAATACAGAGGTGAGATATTGAAGTATTTCATCTTGGTCTGCGATTGTATCTTTTTTAAGTTTTTCCATTCGTTTGTCTATTTCTGCTTTTATTCCCACATTTTCCAACAATTTATGACTACTTGATTTTGCGTATTTCTCACTATAACCAGCCCTAATTGCCGATTGATAAGCAGTACCTGTCTTAATGTACTCATCAACAAATGTTTGTTGTTTAAGATTCAGTTTCGTCATCGTATATTACCACCTACTCTCACGGTTAAGCACCTTTGTTTGACGTATAAAAAAGACACTGCGTAAACAGTGCCTAATGATTATGTTTTGTTATTTATTTGAGTTTATGTACTCATGTCACACCTCTATGTCACATCAATACATAAAAATTAGTTACCCGTGTGTTCTCACGGATAACTAATTAAGGGAGGAGAAAAATTACATGTCAAGTATTCATATCATCGTATCGGAAGCCGTGTTGTAAGATTCAATTAAACTACCCGCCATTGTGACGGATAGTCAAGCAATCGGATGCGCAACGTCTATAAAGACGATAAGCACTTATCCAATCACTTTGAATTGAATACCCCACCATAGTGCGAAAGGATAAACACTATGTCTTGTGAGGTAATTCTTACACATTCATTATATAAAAAATAAATACATATTGAAAAATACTGTCATTTCAGTCATTTTCGTCATTATCGTCACTGTAATAAGTATATCTTTTCAGCCAACTCATCTTTGCGAGCTAAGAAATTATTTCTGTTCAATTTAGCGTTAGGCATCTTCTCTATTATCTTATCTCTACGTCTACCTTTTTTAAGGTGTTCTAAGAAACAGAAATCAACATGTCCTAATTTTTGTTGTGATTGATTGATGAATTCAACTTCTTTTAGCATTTGCGCGTATCTTTTGTTTGTTCTCTCTAGTCTTATTACAACATCCTCAACTTTACTACCATTTTCTCCTTGCGGTTTCGGTAATGTAGCTTGTATCCCATATTGAGCAATAGAATTACTATCACATTCAGGTACTACATCTTCTAATATATTACAATTCATTTTATATCCATCAATCATGTTTAGTATAGATGCTTTTGAATACACTAATTATTGCCTCCATTCTCCAACTTATCTCTTAACACTTCAATTTCATACTCTTTCACTTCTAACTGATGTTTTAGATCATTCTGTTCAAGTATAGAGCCAAATAGTAGTAAAACTAATATAATGATTGCTATTACGCCCCACATTGTTTGACCACCTCTAAATTAGGTTTGTGTTCTAGTACACGTCCGTTAAAACTACATGCATCTTCTTTAGCTGAATATAAATCGTCGTAAGATAAAGCTTCAAATACATTGTCAGTGATTATGCATGTGTTTCCATAACTACCTATATATTTTTTCACTAAATATACTCCTTTTTTTAACTCAACCACGTATTTGCCTATGTTGTTTTTATTATCCTTATTTTTCAACCAAGATACCTCTCTTTCTAAATGTAACTTATCTAATTGCAATCCATGTTTATCTTCCTGTAACTCATTAACTCTTTTCTCTGCTTTAATCCACTTATATATAGCAAAAATACACAGTACTAACACAATTATTACCGATGAAAAACTTATCCAAATCACATTAATAACCTCCTAAAATCCCAAAATATAAAAAGTGTAAAAATAGCAAGATAGAAAGTAAAAACATGGTAACGGAAAACCCAATCGTTACATATTCCTTGTATTTAATTCCTTCAACAAAAAGATATATTATAAATATCTCCATTAAAACAAAGACTATAGACAATGTTATAATTGTAATCATATATATAATTTCACCCAATATTTAATAACCTCCGTATATGCCATTTAAATGAGCGTGGTCGTTTTCGTCAAAGTCCTTAGGCACTTCCACCTCATCGTTTGAAGTTAACTTATAATACAACTCTCTACCAATCCATTTACCTAACTCATACATAGCGATAGTGAACCAAATTTTTAATATGCGTTTAATCATTGTAACCCTCCTTTTGTTTACTTAACGCCTCACTCTTACTCTCTGCTTCTACCAACGTCATACGTTCGTTCTCTTTAACTTTGTTAACGTGTCTGTGAACATATCCTGTACTATCTTGTATCTCTGTGATTAAGTATTATGTCACTTCCCAAGCACCTCTTTTACATTAGTTTCGTATGTTCCAATATTACGTTTTACAAATTCATTATGTGTCTCTGCGATTTTATCTTTCATAACTTGTCTGAATATATTATTAAATTCTTTCTGCGTTTTGCTAGGTATTGTTAAAATTTCATATTCATCTCTTCCTAATGGTAATTTGCAATCAAACTTTATTTTGTTTAGTTGCTTAAATCGTTCTTCCATATACGTAAAGTGCATAGCTAATTCTGCATCAGATAATTCTTTTAATTGTTGTTTAGGCATGTTGAAACTTCCGATAAAATTACTCACTTTATCTACTCCTCGTTACTTCGTTTTACTTCTCGTTACTCTTTGCGAAGTATTCTTTTAATCTCTGCTACTATGTCCTTATCCTTCGAGGTCTGCTTCTTTGACGAATGTTCCATTGATTGTCTTTCCTTTTCTTCCTTTAATCTCATCATATGCAAACTGTAAACACTCCTGTAACGTCATATCATGTTGTTGTGCTAATATGATTAATGTAACGACTGTATCGCCTATACCGTCTTTTAATGCCTCTAAATTACTACGTGATAATGCTGCGCCGACTTCTCCTGCCTCTTCATAAAACTTCAACGCTTGTCTATCCGGATTGCCATTGTGCAAATCTTTATCCTTACTCCATTGTTCTACCTGTTTAATTAATTGATCTACTGTTAATTGATTAGTCATTTATTGTTCCTCCATTTTCTACTAAACTCTTTGAATTATTTTCCACTATTTTGTCGTACAACTCTGCCTTGCGATATACTTCGTTAAGCTCTTTGATTAACAAACACCCGTCGTGTCCTGTAAAAGCTGTAGAGGATACTATGCAACGTTGGATAAATTCTCTATTGTCCATTGCAAGCCTCCAAATCACTTAATAAATTTTGAAACTCATGCGTTCCGTCTAGTTGGTCCATGTATTTTAAATCTCGATTTAATTCGTTTTCACTTACCATTGCGTTAGCTATTTGAAACAACTGATATTGATTGTTTGGTGTTATTATTTGATTTACTGAGCGATGTACTTCCACATATTCTTTTAATTTCTTCTCTTTCAACTTTATCCATAAACTTTTATAATCTTTATCTTTCATTATCTGCACGCTCCTTAAAATTTATAATCACATGACAGATGTTTTGAAATATTGCATCCGGTTCTCTATCTTTTAATGTCCCGTTAACGATTAAATCATCTATCTCATCAAACGCCTCTGCCTTCTTTTTAATTTCTGCCATATCATTGATGAGTTCATCACGTTGTTTCTTGTATGAGTCACGTTCATCTCTGAACTTCCACCAATCACTACGCGGATAGCTTTCGTCTAAATCTAAGTCTTTATTCCTGATAAATTCTAATAATTGTTCTTTAGTTATTTCTGCCATTCCTATCCCTCATTCCATTTAGAATTCTCTTTCAAAAGCCCTGCTTTTCTTAACTCATCGTTTAAGCAATATTTCCCGTCCTCGTACCACACATTAGCTAGGTATCTACCGAACACATCGCTCTTGTAGGTCTGAACGTATATATCTTTGTTTTCTACACATGATCTAGTTAATGCTGTTGCCTCTTTATAATTCTCTTGTCCTCTCTCTGGCGTATCGACACCTAGCAAACGCACGCGACGTTTAGCATAGGTATCAAAGCCACAGTCCAGTAAAATATCTATCGTATCCCCGTCAACAACATTGGTGCATGTTGCTTTGTATGTGTATAAGTTGTTGATGTCTATCGTGAACACTCCTTAATCTACTAATTTTCCGTTTTCCCATATTCGAGTTATAGTTGAATCATCATTCAACATATAGAAAACTTGCGGTCTATATCTGGTAATAGACAATCTTTCGTTTATGCTAGTGTTATAGAAAACTGAAGTGTGTGGTATATTTTTATCAATAATAACTATTTCTACTAAATTATCAATTTCAGTTTTTTCTGTAACTTCTTTTTCGACTTCTATACGAAAATTAGTTTCAGGGTATATAAAATTTTTATTATCAAACGTAATACTTCCTAAACTACCAACGATAACCTTTGTTGATCCGTCTTTCGCTAAATATTCTTTAGGTTGATAACTTGTGTTTTTGATATGATTTATTAACTCTGCAAAATCAAATTCCTTTGTCACTTTAATTTTAACCATTCATAATGCACTCCTTATTTATTGATTAGGTAATCCGTAACTCATTAACTCGTTATATAATATGTCATCTTGTAATTCACTTATTAAATTGCTTACTTCTTTATGCGTCATAGCTTTTATTTCTTTACGACTATAATCGGTAAGTGACGTTTGTCCTTGCAAACTACAAACGTATTCAACTTGTTTATCTGTTGCCATTCCTTATACACTCCCTGTTCTTTTTAATATCGTTCTCACTAACTTTCATCGTCACTCTGTTTCCTGCTATCTTAACCACAAAGCCTTTGACACCTAACTTGCGTAATTCCTGTTGTATCTGGGTAGGTGTCTTGCCTTGTGTGTTGTATCTATATCGTTGAGATACCGTATCACTTAGTAGCATTTATTTTGTCCTTAACTTCTTTTTGTTTGTTTAATAATTTAACAAAGTTGATTCCTGCTTTAGTTAAGTTACGATCAGTTGAAGTTAAATTAAGTTTGTTAATACGTACTAATTCTTTACGACTTACCAATGCTATATTTTCTTCGCTACAGTCTGACCTGTTTTGATTCAAATGTATTAAACAATATCCTTTGGGCACAGGTCCGTGCTTTTGTTCCCATAAATAATGTGTGTATTGTTTCCAGCATTCGTTTTTAGAACCTCGTTTTTTGATTTTTATAAACTTATAACCGTCAGTAGTGATTTTTATCGTTCCTAAAGGAAATGTGTTATCGGGCTTTTGTCCTTTCTTAAATTGAGTTTCAGCGCTTCTACCTCTGGAAGGAAAGCTTTTACCTTTGTTCCAAGAAGGCACACCTTTTTTAAACTTACAATCAACCCCACTTCTTATCCTTTTTCTCGAACAAAACCCTTTCATTTTATCTGTAGTAACATCAGTGCCAAACTCCTTATTAAACATTTCTGTCATTTCTTTCTTAGTTTTACCTTTGATGTTATTACGAATATATTTTTCATGCTCATCAGTCCATACATGTCTCATGGCTATTACTCTCCTAACAACCTAGGCATTTCTGATTCTGCGTCTAATTTTTCATCTTTAAACTTTTGTGCTTGCAGCACTAAACTGCCATTATTAATGATATTTTGAGCTACTTTAGAAACTGCACTAGATCTTTGTAACTCCTCTTTTAATTCTTCGCCTTTTAAATCTTCATCGCTTAATCTTTCTAATTGTGCAAATAAATGATTGTTTAAATCTGTCAATGTGTTTCTCATTTCATTAACCCTCCCACTTCTCAAATGCTCTGTTTAGATACCAACGTGCTTTGTCTAAATCTTCTTTACCGTTCTTACGATTAGCTCGACTTATATACTTGATTGCATTACCAATCGCAAATGCTAACTCTGGTTTGTAATCTTTAGTGACTTGCTCTATGAAGTCTATAATTTCCATATCTCCATACGTGTAATGCGACGGGTGGTTAACCTTGTCATCTAATGTCTTTTTAGTTCCTTCATTTCCATTAGGTAATGAGTAAAAATCATAACAATCATCAATAGTCCAAGTTCTCCCGTCAATTGCTTCTACATCAGCAACCCATTTATCCATATCAAGACTTGACTGAACTAAACGATAAACATTTTTTATTTGCACTGTAATTTCAACACCGTTAACTTCTTGGATTCTGATTCTATCGCCTATAATCAAATCTTTAATGCTCATGATCTAACCACCTTTCTAGGAAAGATGTCATTCTCCATAAGGTGCGTGCACCATTTACCACGAGGGTGTTTTTGAGGCACTGTGAATAAATGTGGTTTCTTACGTTTCAGCTCTTGTAATCTGCGTTGCTCCATTCTCTCTTTATAACTAGCGATGTCGTTCTCTTTAGGTTTCAAACTTTCCCACTCACTACGTCTTACTCCAATAGGTGCTTCTATTGCATCTTCAAATTTCCAACCAGAAGCTAATCTTTGTCTTAAAATGCCTGAATTTATATCTGCTTCTTTCATTTTTTCTGCTACATCAGGTGTGATACTAAAATATTTATTTTTAACTCTCATTTTTGCGATTTCCATTTAATTCAACTCCCATCCAGTTTCATCTATATCTACTCCTACAACTTCTGCTTCTGACAAAAACTTGTCTTTATCATCGTGGTATAACTTGTTATAGAATTCTTCCTCTTCATACATATCGCTTACTCTGTTGACTTCAACAGGAACTTTCACTTTCATATCAACTTTCGCTTTGATTTCTATTGTTCCTTTGTACATTCACTCCACTTCCTCTACATTCATGATTATTTTTGGTTCTTCTGCATATTGCTTAAAGCTTTCAATGTGTGCAATTTGGTTATCGTCTTTCCATAAGTGATCGTTAGCAGCGTCTAGCACTGTTTTGATTAAATTGTCTATATCTGGTTTCGTACGTTTGTATTGGCCTATCGATATTAACTTTTGATTCTTAGTCCAACTCTTAGGTGGTGCGAAGTAAAAATATATCGATACTTTCAATCTACTGTTCAACATCTTTTTAGGTAATTGACTCTGTATATACGCTTTATGCTTCGTATAAGACGTCGGCATGTATGTTTGGATAAACTTACCTGCATTCCTAAAACGTGGACGAGGAGAGCCGATAGGTTCCTTATACGTATCATTAAAATTAATCTCTATTTCCATAACTCACCTCAAAATAATAATTCGTTAATCGTCATCTGTTGTTGCAGTTCTTCTTTTCTGAACAACTTATGTTTGCGTTTCAGTTTTTCTAGTTCATCTTTCGTTACTGTTCCTGAGAATGTGTTTCTAAAGTGTATGCCTGCATAGTTACCTAGTTTGAATGTATCTTCTCCTAACGGCGTTACACTGCACATCTTCCAACCGTCAATCTGATATAACGTGTATTGCTTTTTAAGTCCGTCGATAAGTCCCATTAGGACACCTCCGTTATTGCCTGTCTGTTGCTTTTTTCTTCTAGCTTGTCATTAATTAACTTGATAAGTGCAGTTTGATTACCACTGCACCAATCAATCATTTTTTGAGCATACACATCGGAACACTCAAGTATTTGCATAACATTCTCTTTCGTTACCATGCGTCACGCTCCCTGTAGTCATCGCCTAGTACCTTTACGGTTCTAGCGTTATGTTTCATTCTTGAATTAATCCGTTGCCAATTCATATTTTGATTAAGTTCTTTATCACTAAAATTTGTAGTAAATATATTATTCTTACCAACTCTGTTATCTACTATGCTGAATAGTTTATTTAATGTGTGTTCAGTGTTCTCTACACCTATATCATCAAGTACTAGTAAATCTATGTTACTTAGTAGTTGTACAAGTTCATCTGTTGTTTCTGCAGCATTCTTGTTATATGTCGCTTTGATGCGCTCCATCAACATTGGAATGTGCATAAAAGCGACTGAATATCCTTCGTTTTTAATTGCTTTAGCTATGGCATACGCTATATGGCTTTTTCCGGTACCATATGAGCCTTGTAAGATTAAAGACTTGGGTTTATCTACCGAGAATGTTTTGACGTACTCTATGGCTGTTTTTTTGGCGTATATTTGCTTTTCGTTCTGAGGTTTGTAATTATTTACTGTTGCATCTCTTAGCGAACCGTTTACAGTAGATTGATTGAAGATATTATTTATATATTTTTGCTTACGTTTCTTCTCTGCTTCTTTACCAGCTTGTATCATTGAACAGTCACAACCATGTCTAAACTCGTGTCCGTTACTAAACTTGTAATAGTCGTATGTGTTTCCACACTTACTACATTTAAGGTTGTGTTGTTCTTCTACGATGTTTTTACTAGGTTTGATATTTCTAGCTAAACTTTCCATTGATTGCATTTATAATCACTCCTAGTCCCAATAACTCTCGTCATACTTCATTCTTTCTAGTTGATCCATGCCAGTTGATTTTGTCTTTTGATTTAGATAACCTTCAAATTTAGTACCGAATAACGTTTCAGGTCGAAGGTACTTATCACTGTCTGTGTTTAACCACTCATCAGTTTTGACATCAATCACCTTTTTAAAATCATCCAATCTAAAATCTTGGTTCCATCTTGCTTCAATAAACTTTCTTGTTTTAGCTGTTTTATGCTTGAAGTTTTTACCAGTTTTCTCATTTAGGTAATCAACAATTTCTTTATAAGGTATTCGAGACGCAGTCGGGTTGCCCGACAATATATTATTGTTAGTAGTCTCTGTAGTAATCTCTGTGTAGTCTCTGGTATTGGTCGTATCATTTTGATACACTCCATCGTTTCTTTTTGATACGTTCGTCGTATCATTTTGATACGATGGTCGTTTCATACCTTCTAACTTTTCATAATTGATGCTGTACCACTTCGTTTTATCGAATTTAGCTTTGTTATAGTTGCCTACATACAATAGATTTTGTTTTTCTAAACTATATACTGCACGCTTGATTGTCATTACAGACCAAAAAGGAAAGTGTTTTTGCCATTCAGGGAATGAATTGTATATCCAGCGTCTACCATCGTAGTTATGATTACTTTTCTTCAACCAGTAGTGCATTTGTTGTAATACAATTGCTTCATTAAGTCCTATCTCACTTGCTAACGCAGGAAGTACAAGTATTGGATAATCGTCAATTAGTAGATTGCTCACGTTTTATCACTTCCATTCAGTAACTCTGTTACAGTAATATTCATGTCATCAGCGATTAATTTAAGTCGCTTAACGTTAGGTTTTGAAATGTCTTTTTCCCACCTACTAACAATACTGTCTGACGCATTGTCAATTAATTCTCCAAACTCTCTCATATTCAGACCTTTGTCCTGTCTGTGTTGTTTAATACGACTACCTAAAGTCATTTCTATCACTCCCCGTACAATAGATATCCTTCGCTATATTTTAGATGTTTAGCTATTTTAGGGATTGTTTCTTTTTTAGGTAAATGCATACCAGATTCCCATTTTTGAACTGTTGATTTTGTTGTATCAGTTTTAATAGCTAATTCTTTTTGTGTCATTCCTAATCGTGTTCTTCGTTCATTTATACGTTCTCCTACATCAAATCTATCTATCATTTTTTACTCCTCTCAACATTTTGTTTAAGCGCTCATCAACTTTTATCCAGCTATCTTGTAAGATATATTTTTCGTCGAATGACTTAACGCCTATGTTGTGCTGTTCTTGGTGGTGTCGTCTGCATAAAGCCAACACTTCATAATCGTAATGCTGCATCTTCTTACGGTTAGCACCACGACCTATTGCGTAGTGATGTGCAAGGTCGGCATTTGATTCCCCGCATAGTACACAGTTTCGATTGACCGTTGCCCAATACAACATTGATTTGTCCCCACTTAATAACTTACTTGTTTCTACTCTCATTGGTATTTGATGATGGAACATAAAAGCGATAATCAGTTCTATCAATTCTCTTGCCACTCTCATTGAACAGTCACGTAAACTTATTTCATCGTAACCGTTCATAATTTCGAGTTCTGATTGAAACCTTTTCCTTAGCGATTCCACAGGTTCTCCCCAGTGCAACTCAATATCTCTACATAATGCAAAAATCTTTTTACGTTGTTCTATTGATAATTTTTTGTTATCAGGTACTTCAACTTCTGCAATGAGTGAGTAACCATTTTCTAATAAGTCAATATGACTTTGTTCTAATTCAACACCAGTCGCAACGACGGAATAAGTACCGTCGTTATCTCGCTGGTATCTTGTAATGTGTTGCATTTAATCACTTCCTAGAAAGGTAAGTCATCATTACTAATATCAATCGGTCCATTAGCATTTGCAAACGGGTTATCTTGTTTTGTCATTGGCGTTTGCTGTCCGTTGGCTTGTTGCTCACGTTGTTTCATTTCATCAGTTTTAGGTTCGGGTTTATTTACGATTTCGTCACCTTTGTTCCAAACTTTTACAAAAGATAATCTGACGAAATACTTTCCTTGATCTTCGTTAAACTTATTTTTAAGTACGATTGTTCCCATTTTGTTAATTAATCTGTCTGTATCGAAAGTTAAATCAGGCAAATTAAGTTGAATTCCTAGTCTACTTAATAATTCGATATATTGTCTTTCTTGGAAGTCTTGTTGGAATGGTGGTACAAATTGATTGTGTTTGTATTGTTTACCTTCGTTATTTTCAAATACGATAGTGAAATATCTTCCTTCTTTGTCATTAAATTCAACATCTTTTACTTTAACTGTGAATTCTCCTGCTCCTAAGAAGTCTCCGCCTTTCATAAATGCCTCTTGATTAGTTTCTTTAGTGTGTTGCGCTTGTCCTGTAATCTTCATAATTTTATACCGTCCTTATTAGTTATTTTTAATTTCCATTTCTGATTGCTTGTACTACGTCCGTAATGCTAGGGTTTACAAATTTCTTATTGTTAATTGTTATATTGCTTGCATGTCTTATTTTGGTTTCAAATAAATTAGAGGGTTCAGCGTTAAGCACATACTCATATGACTTTTGTCCGTTCTCCTCATGCTCTTCAATTGTCATTCTTGCTAAAACATCTGATTGACTTACAACTGCTTTTCTTATTTGATCTTGTGCCTCAATCGTGATAGTGGGATTAATCGTGCTGCCTTCATCGTCTTTATCTTTGTTGATACCTTCATGACCACTTATCGCTAAATGGAATTGATATTGTTCTTGTAACTTAGAGACATATCTATACATATGAACAATACGTGTAGCACATTCTCCCCAATCATTAAATGTCGGTTTCTTAGTCTTACCATTCATGATGTCGTCAATAGTGATATCGCGCAGTTTCTGTATTGTTTCAATCACTACTACATCTATTTGCTTTCCGTTTTCTCTTAGCTTCTCAATTACTTGAGGCAACATTTTTATTACATAAGCAAAGTGTTTGTAGTTTTTTATTTGTACTACTGCGCCATCTTCTGTAACTGTTGTTCCGTCTTCATTAATGTCGAGCACAAGTGCGTTATTGTCTTTAGTTAAAAAAGTTGTTTTACCTGTACCGAATTTTCCGTATATGGCAAATTTGTAAAATTTATTAGCATTTTGCTTGCTGATGTCTTTTACTCCAAGTTGAGTTAGGATATCCTGTTCTTGTTTTTCTTCTGCCATTTATCTCACCCTCAAACTTCTATTTTGTTTTAGTTCTACTCCTTTGAGTTCTAAACCACCTTTAACAGCTTTCAACAACTCTTTTTTATCTAGCTTAGGTTCTTGTTCGACGTAATATTGTTTAGGTATTAAACTTTCATCTGTGACATCTAAGCTAGGTGGGTTGTTAGCAATGCTGTACGAATTAAGCGCAGTTTTGAACTTCTCTTTTCCAGTTTGTTCCATGACTTCCTGTAAACTTTCTTTTAAACGTTTGACACCGTTTTGGTTAGAAGTTTTACGTTGTCTTAATCGTTTTATTTCTTCGTCTATAGCATTGTTATCTGCTTCTAAAGACTTAATGACTGCTACATATCCATCTGCTTTATCTTCGATAGCGTCATTAATACTTGATAAAGTATCTTTTAAAATTTGTTCGTCTTCTTGTTCTGCAATAAGGTCGTAAACTTGTTGGTAACTATTTTTTAATTCGAATAAATTACTCATCAATAAAACACTCCCCTGCAATAACTTCTTTTGCTAATTCAAAATATTTCTGTAATTCTTCATCTGTGTGAAATTCATAGAAACTTAGATGATTACAGTTACTTTCATATTTTTTAGAGTAGTGCCAAAAGGTGATACTAACTTCCCCCTCATAATATTTTTGAAATTCTGCTTTCACTTCTTCATCACTATGCAAAATTAATTTATTTAAATCATTGGCTATTTTTAAAAGTTTATGTTTCATATTGACTACCTCCGTATATTTTGATTAAATTAAGTTGTATATTTTGATTAGATTCTGACTGTTACTTGTTGGCGCAAGTTTCAGTCTTTTTTGTTATCTCAAGCCACTTCTCCCAGAAGAAACTGCTGAAAATAAGGGTTAACATTGAAAATGCTATTACCGTAAAGAAACCACCTCCTAAAAGTAATGTGATAATCATTGCGATAAACATCGTCATGTAACTTAGTAAGTACTTCATTTAATCCACCCTTTCTAAAAGTTTTTCGATATATCCTCTTTCTTCAGTAAAACTCCTCTAAAGTGCCGTTTCTGACACCATTAATTTTTGTTCTATAAAGTCAATTGCCGGTCTAATCTTGATGTAGCGTTTATGATTCTTGCCAAATCTGTACATACATTTCTCTTGGAACTCTTTATTGCTATAAACGTGCTTTTCTAAATCGTTTTTAGAAATTCCACTTATTTTCACAAACTCGATAGCGTCCGCAAATCCAATGTATTCCATTGCTATCACTCCTTATACTTCGTTTTCAAAGTCCATTTCTAACTGTTTGATGACATACATTGTTGATTGAGATGGAAACCAATTTGTGATCATATTCATTACGTCATCGAAATGTTTTTGTTTTAATTGTGTTCTTGTTTTAATACCAGCCATCGTATTTACGTTACTGTTAATATCTCTATATAAAGGTTTGTTAACTTCTTTATTATTAGGTAGTCCGTGAATTTGTCTGATATAAGCAACGCGTTGATGAACTGTTTTTGTTATCAATCCGTATTCTCCTGCATCTAGCTTTTGATTTTCTTTGATATCAATAACATCTGCTTTCACTGTTGCAATTTCTTCTTTAGTTTGTTCCGTTGCTTCAAACATCAGTTTTAATGCTTGCATTGGATCATTAGGTATTTGATAAGTTCCAGTTTTTCTTAATGTAGGTAAAACTTCTGATGTTACCCAGCGTTTGAAACGTTTAGCTGATTCTAATTTTGATGAGAATATTAAGCTGTATAATCCTGATTCGTTGATAATAGTTTGACTTTGTTTACCACCAAGGGTGTCGAGTTTCACGACGTCCTTATCTTCACCGTCAACGTGTCTATATAATGCGTCTCTCGTGTTTGAGTAGCCCAAGATTTCCGCTACATCTTTACCGACGAAAAATGGTTCCTCATTTACTGTTAACGTCCTTACTGGTAATTCTTCAAAATTGAAAATTTGTAAATCTTGCATTTGAATTCCTCCTTTAATTTGTTTGTCGTTCTTTTTCTTTTTCAAAAAGATATTCAATGTCATACTCTGGAAAATATTCATTTTTAATAAGTAATGCCTCTCCAAATTTAAAATCAGAAACACCATTTATCTTATCTGCTACCGTTTGGTATCTGACTTCTAATAAGTCTGCTAAATCAACCAGAGATACTTTTTTCTCTTTTCTAATATCGTTGAAATTCTTCAACATAGTACCCCTCCTAATACGAATTTTCGTATTCCAAATTATAATTTTTAGCAACCTTTCCGATTGCTTAACTAAATTGTATACGAATTTTCGTACTAAGTCAACACTAAAATTCGCATTTTTTATTTTTATTTTTACTTGATATACGATTTTTCGCATGGTATTATATAGGTACAAATTAGAAATGAGGTAAACGAAAATGACTAAAGAAAAAGATTTAAAACGACTTATGGAATTGAAATCTGGGAGTATAAAAGCTTTTTCAAAAGAAATTGGTTTAGCTTATACAACTGTTAGATCTATTTTAGAAAGAGGAGTATTTAATGCTAAGGTAGAAAATGTCATCAAAATTTGTAAAGGGTTAAATATTAAACCAGAGGAAATTATGGATATCGAGCAACCTCAACTAGAAACCCTACCAGTCAAAAAGATTCCAGTTGTTTCAAAAATATCTGCAGGCTTACCTATCTATAGTGAAGAAAATTTAGTTGATTACATATACTTCGCTACTAAAAATCTTAATTCTGACAAAGAAGAATTTGGTTTGAGAGTGTCTGGCGATAGCATGGATAAAATTTTCCAAGAAAACGATGTAGTTGTAGTCGAAAAAGATTCTATAGTAGAAAATGGTCAGTTGGGCGTCGTTATGGTTAATGGTTATAACGCTACTGTTAAACGAGTTAGATATAACAAGAATCAAATTATCTTAATTCCAGAATCAAACAACCCAGAACATTTACCTCAAGTTTACGGAGAAGATGACGAAGTTAAAATAATTGGTAGAGTTGTAGCAAGTCAAAAACTGTTTTAATAAGCGTCCTTTGTGGCGCTTTAATATAAATATTTATTCAGAGGAGAAATGTAAAATGAAAAAAGTCTTATTTATTTTATTATCTTGTTTCTTAGTTTTAGCGGCATGTAGCAACAACAATAACGATTCAAAAAAGTCGACGTCCGTTGATGAAAACAAAGTACAATTCACTAATGATACTTTAGTCCTTGATCAAGCTGTTTTAAAAATAAAAGATACATTTTTAGTTAATGATAAGGATTCGGATAATGGCAAGAAACTATTAGCTTTTAAATACGAAGTTAAAAGTAAAGACGGGGACGAACAAATCACACCAATGAATGTTTGGATATCGTCGATGGAGACTACACAAGATAGTGAAAATACTGAAAGTAAACTTGAAGTTGGTCCAACGCCTAATACTGGTAAATTCGAAGAATGGGACAAACACAACAATGATGTAATTAAGAAAGGTAAAACTGCTAAAGGTATTATTACTTATGAATTAGAAAATGATAAGCAAGTGACACTTAAAGCTACTAAAGGCACAGAGGGTAAAAAACTGGGTACCAAGAAAATAAATATTAGTAAACTAAAGACCGTAGATTATTCTGCAGCAGATGATATTACAAACGATTCTGCTAGTAGTTCAAAAGAAGGCAATAAAGATGTTGCGAATAACGAATCAGAAAGCACATCTAAAAATGATAATGGCAAATCACAAGACAATAATGGTAATAATGAACGTACGCAAGGTAAGCAAGTGCAAACAGCACAAAGTAATAATCAGCAATCCGAACAACAAGACCCAAACTCTCCTAGTTACCAAGAATATTTAAATGCTAAAAAACTTACAGAAAACATTCAAAATAATCCGGATAAATTTCAACATATAGGTGGTGGGCCTGGTATGGCATTATCTAGTCCTAACCAATCGTATGATAGTTTCAAACAAGACGTAACTAAAGCAAGAAATGAGTCACAAGCATTACAACAATAATTTATGGGTACCTAGTACCCTTATTATTTTTTTACTTTTTTAAGGAGGAACACGGAAAATGGCAACATTTACAGTAACAAAACGCAAAAATAAGACAAGCTCATCATGGCAATACGATGTTAAACACCCTAGTTTGAAATCTGGCAAAAAACGTAAATCTGGATTTAAAACAAAAGCTGAGGCTACAAACGCAGCACAACAATTAATTAGAGATTTAGAAGATGGCAACAACATTGAAGATAATAAAAAATTCGTTGACTACTACGATGACTGGATAAAAATTAAGAACAAGAAACAGTTGTCTAGCAAACAATTCTACTGGTATGAAAGATCGATTAAATTATTCAGTGAGTATTTCGGAGAAAATATGTTAGTTAAAAATATCACACGTAGTGAGTATCAAAAGTTTTTAAATCAATACGCACAAGGTCACACTGATGAAACAGTAAGAAAAGTTCACGGTTGTCTTGCTAGATGTATTAGAGACGCGTTATACGATGGCTATTTGAAGAAAGACCCTACTTATAATGTAAATATCAAAGGGACTGAAAAAGCTAAAGATGAGAAATTTAAGTTTATTACGATAAAAGACTATTTAAACTTGCTAGATTATTTCAAGAAAAGAGATGAAGAAAGTTATGTTTTGCTATATCTATTAGGCATTACTGGCGCAAGATATAGCGATGTCATCAATATGACTTACAAAGATCTAAACAAAGCGAATGGCATAATTCATTTGCCTGGAACGAAAACAAAGAATTCAAAACGTGATGTAGAAGTAAATTCAAAAGATATCATGCACATAAATTCAAAATTAGCTAAAATGCCACGTAGAATTGATGGCAAGTTATTCTCGGTTAGTCATACATCAGTAAGTAAAGCATTCAGAAAAGCAAAAGAGGTGATAGGATTAAACGATAATAATATAACTCCCTATTCACTCAGACATACGCACACATCTTACTTACTATCTAAAGGCATACCAATCGAGTATATAAGTAAACGTTTAGGTCACGCTACTATATCACAAACGTTAGACACGTATTCACATTTATTAGAAGAACATAAAAAAGAGCAAGGCCAACGTGTCAGAGAAATATTCTCTTGACACTTATTTGACACTTACTCTCTCGAAAGCCCGTCATATCAACGTTATAGTACGGAAACGGAGGGATAAAAATAAATTTCTAAATAAAACTAAATAGCCATAAGTACAGTGTTTTCAAAGATTTATTTTCTAAATAGAACTAAAAGATTATAACTATTTTGACACGTATTTGACACGTGTACACAAAAAACCACGCTCATAAAGAACGCGGTTTAGAATATAGTATTAGTTTGAAATCGGGAACAAAGAATATTATACAATAAAAAATAGGGTAGCCATAGCGACTACCCTTGTATAATGACGTGGTAATTTAACTATATCATTTCCAGTCTATTTTGCCCCAATATTTCTCATTTTTTATTTTTTGTTGTTTGTCAGTAATTTTACAAACGGCGCAGTAGAAATCTTTTTTACTTGAACCAGGTGCTTGATATTTAAAGCGAATCCACCAATATCCATCTTTTTTAATAACTTGGTCGAATTTAACCCAATCTGTCTTTCTGTATAACCACGAGCCACTTTCAACAATAGCGCCATTGATACCTGGCAACCTTCTAACTCTAATACCACTTTTAGGTGCGTTAGGGTAGAAAGTACCTCCCCAGTTCCAAGTTGTCTTTTTGCTAGATGGTTTGCTCTTAGGTGCATTGATTTGTCTACCATTGATAGCCTCTGCAAGTCTCTTAGTAAAACTGTTGATGTTCTTAGTGATATAGTCCATGTCTTTTTTACTAGTGATAAAACCTAACTCAATCAATCTGTAATTTAAATTGAGTTGGCCTGTAACGTTAGCATTTAATAAATCATTTCTAGGTGTTACACCTCTAATTTTACCAACTGTCTTACCTAGTGCGCTAGATAACGCTTTGTCTATATCATCTGCAGGATACCTGTCACTTACAATGACATGACCACCACTTGCTTGAGGACTAGCAGAATCTAAGTGGAATTCTACAATGACATCAGGCTTAACATTCTTTTTAACCCAATATAAACCATAATCTGAATAGTTACCTACACGTTGTCCATATAACGTATCTTGATACAAGTCTTGATTCATTGATTTGCCACCGTATAAAACAACTTTATTACCTACACTTTCAAGATGTTTCTTTATTCTCGGGATAATTTCCTTTCTATTGAAGTCACGTTCATTATATCCGTTTGCTACGGCGCCTGGATCATTTGAATAAGCACCTTTACCATGACCTGCAACAAGCAAAATTTTCTTACCTTTCTTAGCTTTCGCTTTCTTAACTGGTTTAGCTTTGCTTTTAACTTTGTTTTTAGTCGTTTCTTTAGCGTAGAACGGTCTAATAAACCACATAGGGAAGTCGTAGCCATGTGTACGTCTTGTAGTAACTTCAGGAGGTGTCCAATACGCACCGCCAACCCAATTTTGCTCCAGTATAGTTATAGAGTTAGAAGTAGCAGAAATAACGATACCTACGTGACCATAACCCCCACCATAATTTCTATTGAATATTACAACATCTCCAGGCTTAGCTAAAAATGATAGTGTATTCTCATAAACAGTAGCTTCTCCTGTAAAATTGTTCCATGTCGGAATATCTGCAGCACCTACACCTTTTAAAGTATGACCGAATAAATAAAGCCAATATTGGTTAGCTACGTCGAAACATTGAAAACCATAAGCACCGTCAGGGTTTAACGCTTTGCCCTCTAAACTTTTTAAATATGAAATTGATTGCTTATATGTTCTAACAGATACCATTAGAAATCATCTCCATTCGTTTGAGGCGCACCACCTGTAGAATTTGTTCCAGCTTTAACTTCATGTAACTTTTGTTGTCCTTTTTGCGCTGCGTGAGAGAAGTTATTATTTTTCCACCAAGTCCATAAAGACACTGCACCAGTGATAATAGAGCTGATAGTCACTTCATCTACTGGAATAGGCGAAATGTTTTTAGTAGCTAAAAATTGGTTAACCCAAGCTAAAATAAATACGATTGTTCTTACAATTGAACCTACATCTGTTTTCATACTCATATCTCCTTTTAGATAAATTAAAAAGCCAACGCAAAACGTCGGCTGTCAATTATTCTATACATTCACTTTTTCTGGATCATATTCAATACCTGTTAACTCTAAATATTCTTCCGGTGTTACAAACCCTCTTTTTACAAATAAAGCAAATTGTTCGTTAGTGTAGTAACCCATTTTATAATATTTAACTCCGATATCATGCATTTGTTGTGCCTCCTAAAATTTGAATAGTTAAATCTGATATATCTTTTCTAACATCCATTAATTCTTCTTGAGTTTTTAACAACTCTAAAGATAGGTCAGCTATAATATCTTCTTTTTCATTGTTTTTATTTGTCGTATCTTCATTTTCGCTTTTCGGTTGTGAGTCTTCCCAATTTTCTTTAGTATTGCCAATCCATTGTTTACCATCAAAATGACAAGGAGTATATATTCCTTCTGGAGGTTCTATATCAGTCCATTGTCCTTTAGGATATTCCATTTCTCCATTGTGATTTTCAATAACTAAATATGGTGTGCCATCATAAAAATAAATTTGCTTTGTCTTCATATTCCCGCCTCCTATAAAACGACTATTCCTTCGATGTAATAAGCGCCATAAGGCATTGCTTCACTTTTAGGGTCAAATGTTATTTCTAAATCTCCACTTTGAGTTATAGTCACGTTGTAGATGATTAATTGAGATGAATTAACGCCCGCTTTTGTATATTGTTTATAATCTTTCACCTTATCCGAGATGTTTTTCGGGAGTTTCGCAAAAATCATTTCTTTACTGTTAATGGAACTTACTGCACCTTTTATAAATAGCATTTCTGTATCATTAATAGAGATTAATTTATACATTGGCTTGTTAAGTGTCCCAGCTTGTGTAATTCCGTTCACAAGAGGAAGTGTTTGCCAGCCTGTGTCAGTACCTTTAGCCTTTAACTGGTCTAATTGTTCTTGTGTGAAATCGTTATACGTGAATGGTTTACCGTCTTTTCCAGGAACACCTTGTATACCCTGTTCTCCTTTGAATGTATCAGCATTTTCTTCCATATATACTTTCAAATCGTTCTCTAACTTATCTTTGAAATCATCATCTAATAATCCTATAGCATTCTCTTTCATAACGTTTCTAACTAAATCTTGTAATGAATCTACATGTATTTCTTTTCCAATCGGTCCAGTCATTCCACTATCTGTGATAGTGAAATAAAAGTTAGCGACGTGAACACTATCCTCTTCATTAGCTAAGAATAATTTCGCGTCTACTTTCCCTGCGTGTTTAATGACATTGTCAGACACCTTATATTGAATGACGCCGTATTCAGGTAAAATGATCTCTAACGGTTCATTAGTGAATATAGAACCGTCTGAACTAAACAAATCTAAACGAGGAGTCATATCAGTTTTGTTAAAATCTAACACTTCGTTGTTATCTCTGATAGTGATTCTTATATAAGCTGATCCGTCATCTTCTGTATAAAAATTAGCGCCAATAAAACCGTTCTCAGCTGTACTAACATTTATATTAGTAGCAACATCTGTAAGTTTTTGTAACATATACACACCTCTTTCAATTATTAAAGGCTACCCACCGTCAGTGAGTAGCCTTTTATCTATATTTATCTCTGATATAATACATACCTTTTAATCCTACTTTTTTGTATAAACTGTTTATTGTTGTTGCTTGGAAATTACACCACTCAATCGCAGTAGCATATTGCATACGACCGGGGTTTTTAGGGTTCCAACGCATTCGGTACAAAGTGTTCTTACCTTGATTAAAGAATTGTTTTCTAACGAACTTAGCCCCACCTATAATACCATTACGTGGACTCGTCCAACCTTGTCTTCTAGCGTAAGCTATGGAAGCATTAGGGTTATTGTCATATGCTGCAATACCAAAGTAATTGTAAATACCATAACGTCCACTGGCAAAGTTACTACGGCCATATCCACTTTCTAAGAATGCGTGAGCAATTAAGTATATTTCATTTACGTTGTATTTCTTACAACCGTCTGCGAAAGCTTTACCTTGACCGGATAAAGTACCTTTACCTTTAAGTATCTTATTCAACTTACTTACTGGTATACCTTGATACTTACCTAAATCCAACATTTGATACCTTTGTACTGAACTATTCCATATAGTGTTAGGGTTCATATACTTACTTGTTTGTGACCTAGAAGCATTGCCCCAACCCCAACTGTAAGATTTTTGAGGCATACCATGTGCCATTTGCGCGTTCAGTGCTTGTTGGAAAGTATATTTACTTTTCTCTACAACTACACGAGGTTTATTCGAAGTTCTGTTTGTTGTTTTGCTTTTTTTGTCTGTCGGTTTGTCGTTCTGTTCAGGGTTATCGACCGAAGTTTTAGGTTTAATCTTTATGGTTGTCTTTGTAGTTGTTGTGGTAATCGTTTCTGTGAGTAATTTATCTCTTTTTAAATATAAACCTATTATTTTCTTTTCAACTTCTTTATATTTACTTTCATCAGGAATACCATTTTTGATTAAGTCGTAATTGATTAAATCTTTCATAGAACGCCATATGTTAGGATCTGCTTTGATTGACGATTCAGAAAGTTTCACCTTACTCCAACTTAACAACCAAACGCCGTAGATTAACGCTCTGATTTGATTGAGCATGAATTGGCGTTTGCTATCCGTTTGTCCTCCGCAAACTTCCATAACAAGCCAACCTGGATGTTCTGGTGCTTCTTCTGAATCAGGTCTAGGTGTCCATACACGCTCACGGTCAATATATACATGAGGGTATTCATCTTCATTCACATATTTATTACGTTGTAAATACAATTCTTCAACAGAACGCATATGTGTACTCTCTTTGATATATATACCTTTTACCTTCCCTATCAACTTTTGCCCTTCAACCATGTAATGATAAATATATTCCAAATCATCGTCTAAATCGTATGCGAATGATGTATAGGAAACTTTGGTAATCTCTTTAGTTATAGGTTTTGTTTGTTCTTTTGTGTTTTTAGGAGTGTTGTCATTAGAAGGTTTGGACGGTGTACTACTTGGTTTCGATGGTTTCTTAGTTTCTGCGTGGTAGGGAGGTCTGACGAACCCACTTATACCGTTATAACTATGTTTAATTTTCGCACCAGGTGAGCCTGTATAACTATTTGCGCCAATCCAATTTTGATCCACGCTGGTAAAGTAACTTTTTGTAGATGGACCTATGACAACAGCAGTATGTCCAACACCGTTGTTAAAAGAACCTGTACCCCATACTGCCATATCTCCAGGTTTCGGAACAAAATTCCTAGTATTTCTATAAAATTTAAACCCTTTAGGGTATCTATACCATGCCATAGCAATAGCATTTCCTGTTGTTTTGAAATGCCAATATCTATTGAAAATGTAGTTTGGTAGATCCCAACATTGGGCACCATGATAACCGTCTACATCAACTCTTCTACCAATCATTCTCTTGGCCCACGCTGCAACTTCCGAAGCAGTAGGTTTTCTTTTTTTAGGGCTAGGTAATCCCATATATCCACCTCATTTCTGGGATAATACAAAGCCAGCGTTAAACGCTGACTTCAAAAAAACGCTTGAGCAAATGCGAATGCACCGCCCACTATAGTACCTGCTAATCCTATTAATGCGACTATCACTTGCACACTACCTTTTTTCTTCGATTCAATAGAGCCTTGTATCGCATTAATTTTTTCATCGTGTGACATCACTTTGTACTTTATATCTGTCATTTCAGTTCCAACTTTTGTCATCACACTAGTTAAATCTTTAATGTTGTTGTTGGTTTCTTTTTGAGCTTCGTATGTTTGTTGTTGCAATGTTGTTTGAGTTTCGACCTTAGTTTTTAAGTCACTTAAAGCTTCTATATTTTTTCTGTCATTTTCATTTATTTTTTCATATATTTTACCGTTGCTTTCTATCCACTCATGCCTCAACACATAGTTATTTTCTTCTGGCATACAAGTCAGCACCTCCGATGTATGAAACGACAAAACCGGTAGCGGACATTAACCCCATATGAACGATAGTTAACCAGTTTATAGCGTGATAAATGCTTGCGCTTGTCATTAAAAAGTACAATATCGCAGACATAAAACCACCTACTAAAATAATTTTGCTAAATTTATCATTTCGATCACTGGAAGAAACAAAAATAGCAGCAACCATAACGATTACTCCTGCTAGCATTACAACAATCCCCCAACTCCAAATAGGCATGATATGGTGCAAAGCTAAATAAAACGAACTGTCATCTAACACATCACCTTGTTCTTTAACCCAAAAGAAACCTCTCAAAAACTCTCTAAAACCATAACTAAACGTCATAACAGACGCTACGATTTCGGCTAAAGTTAAATCTTTCATATTGTTTTTCATATGCCACCAACTTTACTTTAAAATAAAACCACAAGCTATTTAACTTGCGGTTCGTAATCTTTACCTGTAGTTTCTTTAAATTGTTCTGGAGTAATCCAACCAACTCTAACAAACTTTTTGAAAGTTTCATCAGTGTATAATTTTTTCTTGTATAAATCGATTACTACTTTATCCATATTATGCTTCCCCCAATTTTTGATTTGCTTGTTCTTCAGTTATTAGTGCGATGTTCTGTTTCAAACTCATAACCTCTTCTTGTAAATCTACAACTAAGCTCGTTAATTTAGCTATAGCAATATCTTTGTCATCAACAGGCATTTCTACTTCAGGCAACATCTTTTCTAGCTCATCTTGGGTTTGTCCAACCCATTGTTTACCGTCATAATAGCAAGGTAATATAATGCCTTGAGGAGGTTTGTTCTCAGTCCATTTTTCATTAGGATAAACATATTCATCTTCTTCATTTTTGTGAACAATAATTGCTTGTCCATTTTTCCATAAATAAACTACTTTCATCTCATCACTCCGTCCATTCATATTGACCGTAAATGTAATCTGTATCAGTCCACGCTGATGGATCTACAGTAGCGTCAAAATTTACTGTTCCTGAAGTATTCAACGAAATACGTCCGTTATTTTTATTTCTAGGAGCACTTATTGAGAAAAACATTAAGTTTTTGACAAATTCTTTAGGTAAAAGTGCAATAGTCTGTCCATGTTTGATAGTTGTGGCATTAATGCGTAACATTTTCTTAGTAATTCCATTTTGTGTGATTGTTCTGTACGCACTAGTAAAGCCACCCTTAGTAATTAATTCGTTATGAGGTGATGCGCTATTCACTAGTTGTAAATCAACCCAACCGGTATCTACAACATCTGAACCGACACGTTCCCATTCGCTCCAATTCTTATAAAATCTTTTTTGGTAGAT